CGCAGATGCGCGAACGTATCCGGCAAGAGGAACGTGAACGGCTGGGTGCCACGTCACCCGCCGCCCCCCGCGCCGCTGGCACCGGCGGCAGGCGTAAGCCAGCCTCCGAAGCAGATGTGCGCGCCGCTGCCCAGAGCTACGACTCGAAGCTCGGCCCGAAGGCCAACATCGAGCGGATGAAAAAGCTGCGGGCAGACATGGGATGACAGGCACCACCGGTACAGCAGCGCTCAACGCTCAGGTGAAAGCGTCCTACGGCACCAAGCGCAAACCACCCAAGAAGAAGCCGAGGAAGTAACACATGCCGCAGGGTACAACCGGCACCGTCGCCCTGGCCCCAGAGGTCAAGGCGATGTACGACGCCGACTTTTATCTGCAGGGGCAGAGCGTTCTGTACTGGGATCAGTTCGCGGACCTGAAGGGTCCGATCATGAACGGGCAGCGGGGCATCAGCCAGAACTTCCCGATCATCGAGTCCCTCCAGCCTAACCCGACTGTGCTCGACGAGTTGATCGACGTGGCCCCGCAGCAGATGCGCGGCTCCGAGGTCGTGGTCACCCTGTCCGAGTACGGCAACGCTATCGAGGTGACGAAGTTCCTCGTGGCGACGGCGTACGCGGACGTGTACAAGCAGGCCGCGTACATCAACGGCTACAACCTGGCGGAGTCCTTCGACTACATCGCCCGCGCGGTGTTTGGCCAGGGTTCCCGGGTCTGGTTCCAGAACAAGCACACCGCGCGCAACCAGTTCGTTGGCCAGACCGTGACCGCCGACCAGATGACCATCCGGTTCATCGAGTTACTGTCGCTGGTCGGGGCCCGCTCGACCAAGATGCCGCTGTACGAGGACGGTGCGGTCGCCACGGCCATCCACCCGTTCGTGTTCTACGACCTGATGCAGGACCAGACCAACGGTGGCCTGCGCACGATGGCCCAGTACAGCCACCCGGAGTTGCTGTTCAACGGTGAGCTTGCGTACTGGGGCGGGCTGCGGATGATCGTGACCGCCAACGCCAAGGGCTTCTGGGGCGCGGGCGCGGCGGCAACCCCCGCTGTGAACACGACCACCACGGCGGCGGCGAACCCCGGTGACACCAGCATCGCCGTCACGGCGGCGACCAACATCGCCATCGGCCAGTGGCTGGCCATCATCGACGCCACCGAGCCTGGCAACACCTGGTCGGACTCCAATGAGCTATTCATGGTTACCGGCATTGCCGGCACAACTATCTCAGGATTTGCTCTGGATCCCGGTCCTGGTGATGCTGCTGGTCTTCGCTTCGCGCACGCGTCGGGGGTCACGGTAACCAACGCCAACAGCGTGTTCCCCGTGCCGGTCTTCGGTCCCAACTCGGTGACCAAGGCTAGCTCCGACTGGACCGGCCCTTACGGGGAGACGGTGGTGACAGGTCCGTTCGACCGCCTGGGCCGGTTCCTGACCTTCGGCTGGTACGGGATCGAAGGCTATGCCCGAACTCGCAACGCCTGGCTCTTCCGAGGCGAGGTCGGCTCCAGCCAGAGCTAACGATCTACTGGAGCCCGACGGGCGCTCGTCGGGCATGCGCATCGAGTTCACCCTGTCCATTGGCTACACCCGGCGTCGCCCAGACACCCTGGGCGACCGCTGGGAAGCCAGGATCGACAGCTTCGGGCTCATCTTCGTCGGCGCAATCGTGACGATCATCATCCTGATAGTTCTGGTGCCGCGCATCCTGGCCTGGATGGCTGCCCTGTGAGACCCGCATGAGCACTGTGATCCACACCGGCGAGTACATCGACCCACCCGTCAACGCCAAGAAGGACGGCGACTACTACGACACGTGCCCGCACGACGCGTGCATGGAGGTCGACGCGCTGCACCGGTCCGAGGGCGAGAAGACGGGCCCACGGGAGGCGCACCACGACTGGTCGATCTACAATGCCGACGTGCGCAAGGGCGGCTGCGGGTTCACCTGGACCCGCACCACGAGCACGGGTGCGGAGCGCGACCACAGCCTGGGAAGGGAGTCGCGCTGGCGCACCCGGTCGGCTGGCTCCGAACGCTTCGTGTCCGTCCCCTCCGACGCCTTCAGGGACAACTACGAGAGGATCTTCGGCCACTCCTGATGCAGGTCAAGAACGCGCACCCAGGGCACATTGGGCTGATCACGCTCGACGAGAACGTCAACCACACGCGCTGGCCGTGCATCAGCCACCCCCCCGAGCAGGAGTGCGCCGACGCGCTGCGGATCGCCAGCAGGCGCGGGCTTCGCACGCTGCGGCCCGCGCCTGCTGGTGTGCGCAACTTCCCTGCCCCGCAACAGGAGGTCACATGATCCAGTTCCCCGAGAGCATCGCGGACGCCTACGTCGCCCCCGCGCGCAACGTGGCTATGCCCAGCACGCCTGGGCGCACGGTCAAGTTCCTGCAGGGCCACGCTGTGCTCAAGGACGGGCGCGACATGGTGGCTATGCTCAAGCGCTCCGACGTGAAGGTGGTGCTCACCCCGTACGCCTCGTCGTGGATGGAGACCTGGTTCCGAGAGGCCGGGGTCGTCAAGGCCGAGGTGCTCATGCCCGATCCCCGCCGGCCCGAAGAAGTAAGCTGGGACTCCAGCTTGAGGAGCGACGTACTTGGCACAGACAGCGCTCAGCCTGATCCGTGAGCTATCGGAGCGCATAGGCGACCTGGTCGTCGCCACCCCGTCCGCCGGTGGTGCGTCGACACTGGTCGACGCCGACCTGCGCCAGTATTTCCCGCAGCCGCTCAGCCAGTTCAACGGCTGGGTGTACTGCAACGAGTCGTCCCCCGACGCCGCCAACCGTGGCCTGGAGCGGCGCGGCCAGCAGTGGCAGCCGAGCGGCAGCGTGCTGCAGTTGTACCCGCCTGGCTTCCCTGGCCCGATCACCGGCGGCGAGTACGAGATCTCGATGCGCTACCCCCGGCACAGGAAGATGGCGGCGCTCAACTCGGGCATCGCCCAGCTTGGCCTGAACTGGTTTCGGCAGATCGTCGACGAGACCACCACGACCCAGGTCAACACCTGGCTGTACACCCCCAGTCAGGCGGAGAACTGGTCCCAGATCTACCGGGTGGAGATCCAGATCAACACCGCCGAGGACCAGATCGGCTACCCGTTCGCCGACGCCGAGTACCTGAACTGGCGACCCCGCCGCTGGGTCGACAACCAGGGCGTCGAGTCGTGGGCCATCGAGTTCGGCATCCTCCCGCCCCCGGACCGCAGGCTGCGCATCTTCGGCGAGGGCTACTACCCGACGCTCCAGCACGACTCCGATGTGCTCGCCGTCTCGGGCAAGTGGGAAGGCGGCGCGCTGGAGTGGATCTACGACTGGGCCGAGTTCAGGCTCAACGATTCGATCTCCAATCGGCTGCCCACGGGGGAGGCCGAGCGCATCCGGCAGCAGGCGATGGACCGCCTGGAGCGACAGAAGAACGACATCCTGTCCAGCGCCCCGAGCCACATGCCAGGCCGCATCGTGACCCCGGGACACGGCGATGCGATGGCCTTCCCGAGCCCCGAGGACTGGCGCTTCCTGGGCGCGTTCAAGTCGAGTAGCTTCAGGCTTGGGTAGTGTCCGAGGCGACCATCCACCTGATCATCGAGGCAGTGATGGCAGTCGTGTTGATCGTGGCGATGACCTGGATCGTGCTCAGCCCGGTGTCTGACGAGGCCACCAAGGGCGCGCTGGTGATCATCAGCGCGGCGACCGGCTACATGTTCGGCAGGCGGACTACCTGATGGCCATCCTGCCCTGGCCGAACCCCATCCCGGGGCAGCCCGACCAGGTCGTCATCGACGGCATGCCGATGCAGGTCGTGCCTGGCAAGTACAGCGTCGAGGAGGCCGACCGCTTCGGCGAGAAGGTCAGCCAGGGCACCCTCAAGTACGCCGACTTCAACCCCTACGAGAGCGCCCACGCCGTGGCCGCGTTCGTCGGCGGGGCGGGGCTGCGGCGCTACTCGGACGCGGGCGACGACCCCAGCAAGGTGTCGACGCTGTACAACGAGACGGCTAACGTCAACTGCGCCTTCGCCCCGGCTGTGCTCAGCCCGCAGGTCAGCCTGTACAACCTGCCTGGGGCGACCAAAGCCGCCGTGTGGATCGGTGAG